GACATGAGATTTCCGAAAGATTCACTCCAGATCATGTTAAGCCGCGAAGTCCCGATTGTGGGGGTGAACGCAACGACTCGAAGAAAGCCTGTTGAGCCGACAGCACTTGATGCTGATGAGAAGACGAATCAACTTGTAAAGGTTTTCTCGAAGGGTAAAGAGGGACTAGAGCAGATTGTCGGTGTTGGATTTGGAATGGTGTTAACTCGGAAAGAGGCTTTCAATTTACCCAAGCCTTGGTTTTGGTTTGAGACAACGGCAAAGGGTGGTTTAGTTGGTGAANNTGCGCCGTGAGTTGCGAATCCGTCAAATGTTGAAGACTGTGACCACCTCCACGACCGGAGGGGATTCAACTGTTGAGTTGCCTTCAGACTTCCTAGAGGTGCGGGATTTTGTTGTTGACACGAATCCGATTCAGCCTTTGACCTACTCCAGTCCTTCGACATTCTCTCGGAACTCTCGCCGCACAGAGAGTGGGAAACCGATTGACTACACAATCATGGCTTTGGAGTTTGAACTCGCTCCGACTCCAGATAGCAATTACACGCTTGAACTGCTGTATTTTGCTGCACCGACTTATCTGAGTGACTCAAACACAAGTAACGTATTCATGGCAAACGCGCCTGATGCTTTACTGTATGCCTCCCTCCTTGAAGCTGAACCATACATCATGAACGATGCAAGGATTCAAACTTGGGGGTCTATGTATAACCGAGCAATCGAGACTATGAATATTTCCGACCAACAGGGTCAGTATTCTGGTGTCCCTCTCGCAATGAAAACTTCACTGAGGTAAATCATGGCTGAAATGTCGAATTATCTTGAGAATGCGCTGATTAACGCAACTCTACGAAACACCAGTTACACAAGCCCGTCCACGGTTTATGTCGCACTTTATACGAGTGACCCGACTGACGCTGACACTGGAACTGAGGTTTCTGGCACTTCATACGCTCGTCAATCGGTGACGTTTGGCTCTCCTTCTAATGGAGTGTCTACAAATTCAGCCGCTGTGGAATTCCCGCAAGCTGGAGGCTCTTGGGGTACTGTGACGCACATCGGAATCCGTGATGCTTCTACGTCTGGAAACCTGCTGTATCACACTGCCTTGGATGCTTCTAAGGCGATTGCAACCGGCGATGTGTTTCGTATCGCATCTGGCTCACTAAGCGTAACACTCGCGTGAGATGGCTGACCTTCTCCCACCGTGGACACTTGACTCTCTTGATAACTTAAAAGCGAGTCTTGATGACCTGACGCTTTCGTTAGACAGTGAGCTATACGAAACGTCCGTCACGCTGTGGGATGCTTACGGATCGGTCAATGCGACTGCATCCGTAAGTTCTGATTCTAGTGTTATCTTCGCCGGAGCAGGTTCTGTATCCTGCTCGGCATCGGTTTCATGTGACGCTCAGATTGTCAAACCAGCATCTGCAAGCATAAATTGTGAAGCCACCGTCACCGCATCGGCAACTAGGGTTCTATCTGGTTCTGCCTCAATTACGGCACAGGCTGATGTAACTGCCTCGGCTCAGATCGTTAAAGACGCTGCTGCCTCAATATCTTGTTCTGCAACCGTCACGGCGAATGGTGGATTACTTCTTGCAGGTGACGCCTCGATTACCGCAAGCGCAACTGTCAGCGCAGCCGCAATCCGTGTAAGGGATGCTGTTGGGTCTATAACGACCTCCGCAAGCGTTTCTTGCGATGGGATAAGGGTTAGAGACACATCGGTGGAAATAAACGCTCTGGCGACTGTTTCCGCAAATGGCACGGTTATCCTGGCGGGTGTTGGATCGGTAAGTTGTCTTGCTACTGTGGTTTGCGATGGCAGACGCATGGGAGATAATTGGTCAGACGTTTCAGAGAGCGATAACTCATGGAATCCGGTTTCTGAGTCTAACAACGACTGGACTGAAATCTCTGTGGGAACGAATACCTGGACGCCTGAAGGAACTGGGTCGAATACATGGACAAGCCAATCTCAAAACAGCAATGTTTGGCTTTTGCAGGGGTAAATGATGGCAACACAAAGAATTCAACTGACTGAATGGCTACCTGACCAGCCTGGCATCTCTGGTGCGTTGACAGACGCAAAGAATGTCGTTTCTCAAGCGATTGGATACGGTCCTTTCCCTTCTGCCACGACATTTTCTCAAAGTGCTGCGGAAGACCTGACCACTTTGTATGCGGCAAAAGACACCAGTGGTGCAACGAAACTGTTTGCTGCTGGCGCGTCTAAGATGTACAGCGTTTCCGGTGTGGGTGTTTTGACTGATGTTTCTCGATTCACTGGGACGTATTCTCAGAGCGGAACGACAACTCTCACTGTGACGTCTTCAGGGCATAAGCTGAAAACTGGCGACACCATTTATCTTGACTTCACAAGTGGAACTGCTACGGATGGGTCTTTCACTGTGACCGTGGTTGATGCAAACACTTTCACCGTGACAACGACCTCTGCGACAACCTCTGGAAACGTCACCATTAAGGTTTCTTCTACTGATTACACAACTCAGTCAGGGGACAGGGTTCGCTTTACTCAGTTTGGCAGAACGATCATTTCCACGAACAACTCCCAACGTCTTCAATACTGGGATTTGACCTCGTCTACTGCTTTCAAGAATCTTTCGGATTCTGCACCGATTGCAAAGTACATCACAGTCGTTCGTGATTTCGTGGTGGTGGCGAACACTAACGAAGGATCGCAACAGCCTTACCGAGTGCGTTGGAGTGCTTTGAACAACGAAACCGACTGGGTTGAGAACGTAAACACTCAGTCTGATTACCAAGACATTCCTGACGGTGGTCAGATTGTAGGAATCCGAGGTGGTGAGTTTGGCGTGATCTTCTTGGATCGTGCGATTCACCGAATGAGTTATGTCGGTACTCCGTTTATCTTCCAATTCGACAACATCTCTCGAAACAAAGGATGTATTGCCTCTGGGTCTATCGCTCAGTATCAAGGCATTTCGTTCTTCTTGAGTGATGACGGTTTCTATATGTGCGATGGGCAACAAGTCACGCCTATCGGTGCGGAGAAGGTTGACCGATTCTTCTTCAATGACGCATCGGAATTCGATTTCCCGTCAATGTCTGCCGCTGTTGATCCGGTTCGCAAGTTGGTGATTTGGAACTATAAAGGCGTGGATGGTAATCGTCATTTGATTATCTACAACTTCGCCACGAAGAAATGGACCTACGCCGATGCGGGGACTGATTACATTTCTGAGAGTTCTACATCCTCGTCAACTCTTGAAGAACTGGACACTCTGAGCGCGTCCATTGATGCCTTGGCGATTTCTCTTGATTCTCTGATGTTCATGGGTGGTAAATACTTCCTTGGTGGGACATACGGGAATAAAGTTATGACCTACACTGGATCGAATCTGACCGGAAGGATTGCCACTGGAGACTTGGGTGGTCAGGGTCGTTCTGTGATGACTTTGGTGCGTCCTCAAGTTGACAACGGGTCTGCGAGTATCGCGGTTTCTTCTCGGACTCTTTTGAGTGAACAGGTAACGTATGGAACTGCTGTTTCTGCGAGTTCTGAGAATCGGGTTTCTCTGAGGAGTTCAGGGAATTACCATCGAGTCCAACTAAATCCTACGGGGAATAACTGGAAAAACGCATCAGCGATTGATGTGGACATTGTTCCCCAGGGAGTTCGATAATGTTTCGCACACTTCCAGTATTTGGTGCTGACCTTAGAGGAATCTCTGAGGTTGTCCGTGGAATCATGGACGGAAAGACCAATAACACCGGAACAATCACTCTGGCAACAGGAAACGCCACGACCACAACGATTCAGGACTACCGTATCGGCGCGGATAGCGTGATTATTCTTGTACCGGACTCTGAGGCGGCTTATGCGGATTCAGCTCCCTATGGGGCTTTTCAGGACTCCACAGATCAGGTTGCGGCAAACACGACCACTGCCTACCCAATGACGTTTAACTCAACTGACTACTCCAATGGGGTATCGGTGGTAAGTAACTCTCGGATTACTGTTAAGAACTACGGGATTTATAACCTTCAGTTCAGTGCTCAACTGGTAAACACAGACACCTCAATCCACGACATTGATATTTGGTTCAGGAAAAACGGAACTAATATTGCATCGTCTAATAGTCGTTATTCTGTCCCCAATTCCCACGGTGGAGTGGATGGTAGTTTGATTGCTGCGCTGAATTACTATATCGAACTTAACGCCAATGATTATGTAGAAATCATGTGGGCAACGGATGACACGGCTGTGAGCATTCAACAGTTAGCGACTAGAACAAACCCAGACACTCCGTCAACCCCTTCTGTGATTGCGACAATGCAGTATGTTGCTCCGGCTGCATCTACAAATGTATATGTAACCGCAAAGGGAAAAGGGACTGCAACCTTAACACATTATGCAAACAACACGGCTGACAAAACATATGCCTATATTGTTGTTGGCTAGTATAATTGGCTCCGTGGATGACCCGTCACGGAGTCCTTTTTAAAAGGAAACGCCATGGCTACTGAATTATCAACATCCACGCAAACCACGCAGATTGATCCAACCATTCAGCCCTATTTGGGTTTTGGTTTGACCGAGGCTCGCCGTCTATATGAAGCGGGTGGTCCTAAATACTACGAAGGTCAGACTTATGTAAGTCCGTCTGCCACTACCAATCAAGCAATCCAAGCTCTCCAGCAGAGGGCAACGACTGGTAGTCCTTTGTTGACTCAGGCTCAACAACAGACTCTGGGAACGATTCAAGGTGACTATCTTGGTGGAAATCCTTTCTTTCAAGGTGCGTTTCAACCTGCTGCACAAGCGGCTCGTCAGTCGTTTGAGAGTGCTCTAGGTGACATTGGGTCTAAAGCCTCTCTAGCGGGTCGGTATGGCTCTGGAGCGATGGGTAATCTGCAACAACAAGCCGCAGGTCAATTTGCTCAAAAACTGACGGATACTGCTGGACAACTCGCCTATCAAAACTACGCTCAAGAACGTGCCCGACAGCAGGCGGCTACGGCAATGGCTCCCGAGATGGCTCAAGCAGACTACGGAGACATTCAGCGTCTGTTGGCTGCTGGTCAACTGGGTGAAGGTTATCAAGGTCAAGCCTTGCAAGCTGATATTGCTCGATTCAACTATGGTCAGCAACTACCCCAACAACAGCTAAACCAATATCTGAATCAGGTGTATGGTTTCCCTGCGGGTAAGACTACGACCACTCAGACACCGTACTACACGAACCCCTTGGCGACTGGACTCGGAACAGGTTTGCTTGGTGTGAATCTGTTGGGTGGTCTGAATAATTTGACCCGTGGCGGTGTTTCTAATTGGTTGAGTGGATTTATGACTCCTTCAGGATGGGGGACTGGCGGTTTGCAAAATGCTGCTGGTGTGAATTTCCTGACTGGTGATAACTACGGTTAAGGACTGACATGGCACTACTAGACATTTTTGGCGAAACGCCTTCCTACTACGGTGGTCTTTTGGGCGATGAGGAATTGCGTAAAGCAAAAGATTACGCACAATCCCAAGGACTTCAAAACGCTGCAATGGCACTCCTCCAGGCTGGTGCTCCGAGCCGCACACCTGGTGGTGGTGCACTGGCTATCGCGCAAGGTCTTCAGATGGGTCAGCAGGCTTATAAACAAGCCATGAACGAATCCCTCAAGGATCGTCTGACTCAATTCCAAGTTCAAGACTTTATGCAAAAACGTCTTGAAGACCAAGCAATGCGCCAGCAACAAGCCCAGGCACAGCGAATCCTGCAATCTGCATATCGTCCAGAGCAGGGCATGATTGGCGAAACGCCTTGGAATGTTGTAAGAGATGAAGAAGGCAATTTGATGCCGGATGCTAGTGTGCGTCCAGCAGGACTTGACTTAGAGTCTGCAATGCCTGCTCTGAGGTCTTTGGGTCCGGCAGGAATTAAGGCTTTGACCGATCAACTTGGCATTGAAAAGACATTGGTTGATATTGCTAAGTCTAAACGTCCTGAAGGCTTTACCTTGGGCGTGGATCAAACTCGATTTGAGCCTAATGCTCAAGGCGTTAGGGTTCCAGTTGCAACAGGTCCACAAAAAGAAAGCACGTTGTCTGGAATTGAAAGCAACATTGCCAAGATGACTTTTGGCACAGACAACATTGCTGCCCTCGCAAAAATACCAGATGCCTTTAAAGTAATTGAGCAAAAGTCTCTGGCTCAAAGGCAACTTTCACAGCCAAAAATTGATTTAAGAGACCCGACTGCTGTCACAGCACGGCAATTGGAAACAATCAAGCAGTGGGATGGAGTCCTGAAGGAAACTGGTGACACGACTACGGCTGGTCGCGCTTCTAATTTTTATAGAGCATACGAATTGGCAAAAGGTGGAAACACTGGTGCAGATAGTGCATTGATCTATAACTTGGCAAAAGTTTACGATCCGTCTGGCGCTGTGCAACAGGGTGACGTTGGTACGATCATTGGAAACAGGTCTATTCCAACTCAAGTGCAATTGTTCGCGCAAAGATTTAAAGATGGTGGGACTTTCACGCCAAAAGAACGCGACAACATGAAGCAGATTATTGATAGTATTGTTGAAGAACGCAAAACATTCATTGCTCCTCAGTTGAAGTCATATCGTGATCTAAACAAGCGCTTGGGTGGTGAAGATGAGTCAATTATCAATCCTTATGACTTTGTGAAAAAACCTAAATCATTGGATTCAATCCTCGGAAGGTAAGCAATGGATGAAGAACAAAAAATCCGTGAAGCCTTAGATTCAGGTTATTCGCTGAACGATATTCGTTCGTGGTATCTGAGCAAAAACATGGAACTTCCTTCCAGTTTGCAAGTTTCAGAGGCTGAGAAAACTGGAACAGCACTGCCTAAATCTTTGCGTTTAGGCATGACTGCAATGCAAGGTCCGACATTTGGATTTGCAGATGAGTTGTATGGCGCTATTAGTGCACCGTTCACTCAAAAGCCTGGTGAAACATTCGCCGAGACATATCAGCGTAATCGTGACGTTTATCGTTCTGGAGTTGAGAGTTACGAGGAAGAACAACCGATAGGCTCTACTATTGCAAAAACAACAGCATCGCTTCCTTTGGGTATGTTGAACATCACCAAGAGCATTGCTCCGCTAATTACTGGTGTTCCAAGGGCAATTGCTTCTGGTGGCATTTTTGGTGCTATTGGCGGTGCTGGCGAAGCTGAGACTGTTGCTGATATACCTAAAGAAGCGGCTCAATCTGCTGCTCTTGGATCGGTTACAAGTGCTGGAACTGAAGCCGCAATGAAGATGATTCGTCCGGTTGCAGGTTCTGTGAAAAGCCGTGTGGCATCTGTTTTCCCAGACAAGATGACGGAGTATTTCAACACGTCTTCTGCTGACTTGGCTCGGCGCAGGGTTGCTCAAGCAATGTTGCGTGATGGTATGTCAGTTGACCAAGTTCAAGCGCGTCTTTCAAAACTTGGAGATGATGCTGTTTTGGCTGATGCTGCTAAAACAAACGTCCGTGATTTGCTAGACACAATGGCAACTTTGCCAGGTCGAACCAAGAACATGACTGAGGAACTGATCCGTTCACGACAGATCAAGCGTGGCGAACGAATCACTGAGGCTGCTCAACAGCAATTGTCTCCTAGCGGTCAGAGACTGGCTGACACCGTTGAGAATCTAGTCATTCAAAGAAGCGTAACCGCGACTCCTTTCTACGACCAACTCAAAACAATGAGCGCAGTTGTTGATGATGACCTCAAGAGTATTCTTGAAGCATCAAAGAAGTTGGGTGCTTTTAAGCAAGCAAATATGATTGCTACGGCAGAACGTAAACCATTCTCTCTAAGTAAGATTGAGTCTGGTATTGATTTGCCAATGTCTGATCTTGACATGGTAAAGCGTGGACTCGATCAGGTTTTGAAGGGGTCTTCTGCGGTTGATGCAAAAGGTAAATACACACCGTTTGGGCAATCATTGCTTGAGTTGAAAAACCAACTTATCAAGAAACTTGATGATTCAACGATTGACCAACAAACAGGAAAATCGGTATATGCACAGGCAAGAAATGCTTATGCTGGACCATCTCAGTTGATTGATGCTGCTGAATTTGGTCGAACGATTCTTAGCAAAGACGCTGGATTTATCAATACACAAATAAAGAATTTCTCTGAGTCTGAACTTGATTCTTTCAGGATTGGTGCTTATGAAGGTCTAAGGATGATGGCTGGCACACAGTCTGGTCAAACTAGACTTTTGAATATGTGGAAAGAGCCAGCAACACAAGAAAAACTCAAAGAGATTTTTCCTAGTGAGCGTTCTTATCGTGAGTTTCTTAGTAGCATCCTTGCAGAATCTCGCAAGAAGGGAATTGAGTCTGTTGGGCGTGGCTCCCAGACTGCTTCTCGCGAAGCAAGGATGGAGGACGTTGGAGTTGAAACTCTGCGTGACTTAGGTGCTTTAGGAGCTGCTGCAAAGACAATGGATTTGCAAAGTCTTATTAACACGATTTCTTCTGGAATGCAAAGAACTGCCGTTCCTCAGAATGTTCGAGATGAGATCGGACGAGTTTTGATGGGACGCAATCCAGAAGAATTAAGAAAAGTTATTGATATGCTTCAGACGCAACAACGAGGTGGCGCAACTAGAAGCGGGATTATTGGTACACAATTGGGTGTTCCTGCGATTGAGCCTTTGACCGAAGGCTTGCGTTCATTGCTTCAATAAAGAGGTTTTTCATGGCAAAGACAAAGATTTCAGAGTTCAGCACTACCGCTGGAAACAATACTGACATTAACTCAATCAACATTGCTGAAGGCTGTGCTCCGAGTGGTATCAATGATGCTATTCGTGAGTTAATGCGTCAGCTTAAAGAATTCCAAACAGGTGGTGCAGGTGACTCCGTTAATTCTGGTGGTGATTTTTCTGTTGCTACTAATAAGTTCACCGTAGCGTCTGCTTCGGGTAATACTGCGGTTGCTGGTACTTTAGGGGTTACTGGTGCAGCCACATTGTCATCTACTCTTGCTGTCACTGGAACCACTACTCTCACGGGTGCTTTGGTTGCGAATGGAAACGCTACATTGGGTGATGGATCGGGCGATACGGTTACTGTCAAGGGCACTCCTACGCTTGAGGTTAATCCTACGCTCTCCGGCGGCACTGCTAACGGTGTTCTATATTTAAACGGTTCTAAAGTAGCTACCAGTGGTTCTGCGCTTACGTTTGATGGTTCTAGCCTGACAGTTGTTGGAGGAGGGGCTGTTAAAGGAAATAAAAATTCATCAGGTCAATTTTTGGCTTTTGTTGCACAAAACAGCACACAAAACTATGGCATTTATATTGACCAAGACAATGCAGGTTCAAATTCATGGTCTTTGTTTGATACAACAAATAGTCAAACAACGCTTCGTTATTATCCCGGTGCATCTGGTTACTGGCAGTTTTATCAGAACAACACCGAAGCCATGCGCCTGACCTCCACAGGTCTTGGTATTGGTACAAGTTCTCCTGGGGCGAAGCTGGAAAGCGTATCTACTACATCTGGTTTGGGTGGTTGGTTTATGGCGGGTCAATTTACTGCCGCAAACTATCCAATGATTCGCTTTGCGGCGACAACACCAAACAAGTATTCCTCAATCGGCAATAACGCAGACGGCAGTTTTACATTTGTTGTCAATGGTTCATCGAGTACCTTGGGAACAGAAGCCATGAAACTCGATTCCTCCGGCAACCTTGGACTAGGAGTAACTCCTAGTGCTTGGAATAGCGTTTACCGTTCAATGCAGTTAGGCAAAGGCGCATCTATTTCTGGTCGCTCTGATGAAAACACTTGGAATGAGCTGTTAAGCAATGCTTACAGAAACGCTGGTGGCGGCTGGACGTATCTAAATACTGACTATGCGCTTGCGTATCGCATGGCAGCTGGCACTCACCAATGGTACACCGCCCCCTCCGGCACAGCAGGTGACGCTATTTCGTTCACCCAAGCAATGACTTTGGATGCGAGTGGGCACCTTTTGCTGGGCACAACCAGCAGTAGCGGCTTAATGTTTGATTTCAGCCCGACAACTTCGCAGAAAAACGGCATTAATTACGTTCAGTCTTCGCCAGATTCCTATACTGATATTTACGGTTGCGGTACTGCTGGTGGGTGGGTCGGCGCAATTCGTTTCTTTACTTCTGCAAGTGCGGCGGCTTCCGAACGCGCTCGTATTGATAGCAGTGGAAACTTTATTCACCAAGTTAACGGAACCGCTCCTTCTTTATCAACGAACAGCACAATGTCATTTGAGTTAACTAGCAATACATCATTGAAAATTGTTGTTCGTGGGACTGATGGAACTACTCGCTCAGCAACTTTGGTGCTTGTGTAATCATAAACGCCTTGCAGACGCAGGCATAGCTTAAAAAGGAAACATGATGTCAATCTCTTATAACTGGACAGTAAACCCGATGGAACGTAACCTATCCAATGGTTTCGTAACTGCTGTTTAATATGGTTCGCAGGCTAACAACTGATGAATTTGTTGCCAAAGCTACATTGGTTCATGGCGGCAAATACACATATGAGAAAGCAATCTATGAAACAAAGCATTCTCGTATTGTTGTTACCTGTAAAAAACATGGTGATTACACTGTAACTGCGTCAGTTCATTTGCTTGGATTTAAGTGCAAAAAATGCAAAAATGATGAATGGCGCGGTACAAAACAGCGAATAAAAACACAAGATCAATTTTCAAGGTTAATAGCAGAGGCAAATGGAGAAATGTTTTTTCAAGGTGCTATGTGCTTAACTTGTGGATTCTCAGAAAGATATGTTTGCAATAATTCTTGTAAACATTGTTCTGTTATTCATAGGAAACAATCGAATGAAAAATGGAATTGTGTTAATAGAAAAATATACAAACAAAGAAACATATATAAATCCGATACTTCAATACAGAAATGGATTGCAGATATTTATGCGTCAAAAAAAGAGATGCAAAAAATATTTGGAGTCAAGTTAAATATAGATCACATTGTTCCAATAAATGGAAAAGATGTTTGCGGACTACACGTTCCATGGAACATGAGAATAACAACAGAAAAATTCAATAAATCAAAAAGAGCAGAAGTTCACGATGAATTTGGTTCTTTTGTCAATGGTCATGTAACAATACATGAATCTGCTTTACCATGGAATTTACGAAAGGAAACAAAAAATGTCTATCCAATTTAAATGGACTGTTAGCAACACTGAACGCAGAACAGAAGATAACTATATTTTTTTAGCGCACTGGCAATGCGTAGGCACTGACGGGGAATTCTCTGATTCTGTTTACTCTACTGCCTCATGGACTGGTGAGCCGACTGTGGCTTACGATAGCCTTACCGAAGCCACTGTGTTGGGCTGGATTTGGGAATCTGTTGACA